GTGACTAGTGCACGGAAAATTTTGCCGGGGGGTGCCGGCAAAATCTCGGGCTCAATGCCGAGTTTGATTACACCGGGGGTTCGGATTGATGGCTTTGGGGTTCGGGACATCTGTGGGCGGCACTTCGATGGAGTGGACTGCCCTTACGCAGATTGCCCGAAATTGCATGAAGGCATACTTATACAAAAGCTTTTAGATGCAAACCCAAGATTCGTGAACTTCCTTATCAAACAAAAATCCGCTGATAAAACAAAAACTCGTGCTCCTTGTTTTCAGTTTATGAACAGGGCCATTTGTAAAAATGCGAACTGTTTATATTCCCATGAGCAAGCTGATATTGAATTTTATGTTCAGCGTAATGAACCTTGCGCCACATGTGGTGAAAGGTGGTATAAAGGTGTTGATGTTGCTCAAATTTGAAGCCAAAAATACTCGCATCCGTTGAAAATTCTGATTTATCATTTGTGCAATCTGTTTCTATGGAAATTGATGCCGATGAAAGGAATTTCATGGATATTGATTCTAAAGAAAAACAAGATAAACCCTTGGCTTCTAAAGTTTTTACGGAAATTATTCCAAAAATGTATCCAATTTACAAGGATAAAGATACTGAAATTCATGGTTATAGATATCGTGAAGTTAATAATCCATTAAAATTAGAAAAAGTATCTCCTTCCTTAATATTTGAGAAATCCGAGAATAAAAATTTACAAAAAGGGAACATTGTTCCAACTGCGGCTTGTCCGCAGTATAAAAATGAATGTCCTTTGTTTTCCCAGGACATGCATCTTTCAAGTGTGGATATTGCAGAGCGTTCAGCAAAAGGCAATAGCACTAAAGATAGCAGGATAGCCACCGCCCGTGATGAACGATCAAAAGAAAAACCTAAAAATGAAGATTTTAATCATGCTCCTTGGTTTGAAAAAGGCGGGGCTTCTGGGAAGAAACAAAATCTCATCGCTGCCAGCGTTAAGGATGGCCAACTTAAAATGGCTGGTGATCGTGATGCATTTCGCGAAATACAACAAGAACAAAAAGAAATTGCCAAAGAAAATGATAATAAGGATCCACCTGGCAATAAGATTTGGCACACAAAGTTGGGCCAAGTCACTGTAGGTGAAATATATTCTTATGATCAAATTATAACAAAGAAAAATAAATTTGTTCATTCGTTTGAAATTGAAAGCATCTATGATTTAGAAGATGAAGATTTGCGCCCTGATGCCATTAATGGTGCAGTTTTAAGGCATAAATCACAATACGCGCGTGTTAAGTACACTAAAAAGAAATATGAAAAGAAATTTCTGTGCGTTGCCGAATTAATCAATCATCTCATGTATAACATGAAAAATGAATTGATGGAAATCTGCACATTAGGCAATACTAAGGGTGGCCCACCCAAGAAATATTATGGGTGGACATTGGACACTGTTTATAAACAGAAAAGTGCAATATTGACAGTTTCTTTAGAAATGTTAACACAAATTGCCACAATAAATAACATTAGTTTGATGAATGATGATACAACAGCTTTTACTAGATTAAATACTGCTGCGAAATCCGTTGCAACTGTAAACATTGATCGCTTCAAAGTTTTGAAAAGCGAATATGTAGTGCAGGATACTGTATCATTAGCTTACTGTTTTTTCAAAATCTACATACGATCCAGGCGTAACCTGGATTTTCCATCAACCCCAGCGCTAGGAGCAGGAAAGTGTTGTACGGATATAGGTATGGGGAGGTTAAACTTCCTATTCTACCCGACACCAAAGATAATACTAATATCACTTTCCGTAGTGATTACTGCCCTCCTATCAAACGTGCTCCTGTGCGGATATCCCTTGGCTGCCATGTGGTGGGGGCTGCGTGCCCTCACCCCGATCCTGGGGACGGAGTCACCATTGCGGCTGGGGTTGCCAAACGATTTGCCCGCAAGCCACCAACAACAGATGGTTCGAAAATTCGTGAGCTTGGCAACTTTGTTGCCAAGTGGCTTAGGAAAAATTTAAAGCCCTTGGAAGCTGATTCCGATTTAAGTCAGCAGCATTGGTTGGATAATACAAATTATCCCCTATGGCGTAAGACTGAATTGACAAATGTTTGGGATGAGTTCAATAAGGATTTTCGTGAAATAACAAGGCCTAAAATGGATATGAACCACAATTGCTTTGTTAAATCATTCATGAAAGATGAAAGTTATCCAACCTATAAACATGCCCGTGCGATTAATTCCCGCACTGATGCATTTAAATGTAGGGTTGGGCCAATTTTCAAATTGATTGAAAAAGAATTATTCAAATTGCATTGGTTCATTAAATATGTGCCTGTTCGTGAACGTATGAATGTTGTATTGGATGAATTACAACAAGAAGGATCCAATATAGCTTCTACGGATCATGAATCCTTTGAAGCTCATTTTACAAAAGAAATAATGGAAACTGTAGAATTCCAATTATATGAATATATGAGTGCGAACCTTCCCGATAAAGAATGGTATCAACTTGTAGTTGATGTCCTGGGTGGGCGCAATCATTGCGTTTTTCGTGATTTTAAGGTTGACATTGATGCCACTAGAATGAGTGGCGAAATGTGCACTTCCTTAGGCAATAGTTTTGCCAATTTAATGATAATGTTATTCATTTTACATAAATTGAAAGCCAAATCCATTAAGGGAAAAGTTGAAGGTGATGATGGCCTATTTACTTGGTATGGGCCACTCCCTACCCCAAAGGATTTTAATGATGTAGGCTTTACAATCAAAATGGAATTTCATGCTAGCTTAAGCCATGCATCTTTTTGTGGATTATTATCCGATGAAGATGATCGTGATATAATAACGGATCCAATGTTAGAATTGTTGGATTTTGGATGGACAACACAAAGATACACGCATGCTAGCCCTGCCAAATTAAAAGATTTGCTTCGTTGCAAATCTTTATCCCTAGGATTTCAATATCCTGGATGTCCCATATTGCAATCTTTGGCAGCATATGGTTTAAGAATGACGGAGGATTGTGGCAGCAAAATCCATGTTGATAAAAGAATGAATAATTATGAAATGGAAATGATGCATAATGCGTTTCAATATTATAGGACCTTTGGCTTTGAAATTAAACAGCCAGGCATTAAAACGCGCCTTATGGTTGAACGCCTATATGGCGTTTGTATCAATGATCAAATCCGAATTGAAAATATATTGGATAATAAAAATGATTTGTTGCCAATTGACTTGGGCGGCATGATTGATTTTCACCCAGATTGTGTAGATTATTATGAAAGATATTCCGC